GTGCTTACCGATACAAAATTAAAAAACCTCAAGCCGCAGGACAAACTGTACAAGGTCTCCGATCGTGACGGGCTGTATGTAGCTGTGCTTACGTCAGGCACGGTCTCATTTCGTTATGACTACCGTATCAACGGTCGCCGCGAAACACTGGTAATCGGGCAGTATGGGCGTGACGGTATCAGCCTGGCAGAAGCGCGGGAAGAACTGATTGCTGCAAAGAAGCTGCTTAAAGCAGGCCAGTCACCGGCTGCGGCTAAACGTGACGGTATCAAAAAGATTCGTGGTGCCGAAACGTTTGCGGTACATACCGACAGTTATATGAAACACGTCATCCTGGCTGAAAGTACCCGCGCAATGAAGCAGGCAGTGATCGACCGTGACATACTTCCGGTTCTTGGCAACAAAATGATGGCTGAAATTACCACATCGATGGTTCGTGATTTGTGTGACCGGATTGTCGAACGCGGTGGCCGGGCAACAGCAGTGCAGGCCAGGGAGATCATCAGCAGCGTATACCGTCACGCCAATGACCGTGGTCATGGTTTGTTTAATCCTGCGGCTGACATTAAGCCTTCGTCTATCGCCATATTTAAACCACGAGAGCGAACACTGACACCAGAAGAAATTGGCCTGTTCTTCCGCACGTTGGATGCCATTGGTGCTATGGGCACTATGAAAATGGCTTTAAAACTGGTGCTTATCACTATGGTTCGTAAGGGCGAATTCACCAATGCAACGTGGGATGAAATAGATTTTAAAAAATGGACATGGACAATTCCTTCAGACCGCATGAAGGGAAGCCGGGCGCATGTTATTTACCTGCCTAAACAGGCTCAGGATATATTGGTCGGGTTGCAGATGTGCGCTGGTGGAAGTGAATATCTGGTTCCTGGTCGTTACAATTTCCGGAAGCCATTATCTAATGCCGCGCTGAACTCTCTGATCGACAGAACGGTGAAAATAATAAATGAAGATGGTGAGCATATTCAGGATTTCACCGTACACGATATGCGCCGTACAGCCAGTACGTTGTTGCATGAGGCTGGTTATCCTTCAGACTGGATTGAAAAGGCTCTGGCACATGAGCAGAAAGGTGTGCGCGCCGTATATAACAAAGCGGAATACGCCAGACAGCGCGCCTACATGTTGCAGCAGTGGGCCGATATGATAGATTCCTGGATTAACGGGGAGCATACGGATCTGATTCCGTTCTCCCCGTCGAAGTTTGAGAAGTGGATGGCGAGGGAATAACGTTTAATTATTCTGCTGATTTTCTTCCATCTCGGCTTCTGCTGCCAGTGATTCAATTTTATCTGTGAATATTGCTGACAGTGTTGCAAATTCAGCATCAGTGACAGCGGGAATTGGAACAAACCTGATCCCGCTGTGTGCAAGCATGTTTGCAGTTTCAAGGCATTTCCTTAAATCTGCTGGTGATGCCCTGTTCATGCTGCACGCTCCCGCCCCTGGTTGTCTGTTGGTGACAGCGGAGCATTGCTGAATGCATTTGTTAATCTGGCAATATCCAACGCGTATCCAGGGTGTAGTTGCACTGCCGGGTCTTCGCACTGATTACCCCAAACATCGAAACCATGAGACGACTGGCGGGCGAACAGTTCAATGCGAGAAACATCGCCTAACAATTGCACAAGTTTTTCACGAACGATATCTGGTTTTCTTGAATGCTCAAGCCGCGGTGCGGTAAATGACTGAACGATCCCTGCATTAATGCGCGTAGGTAGTTTTCCCTTTACTGCAAACAGGCAATCTTCACTATTGGCGCGAGTCATGTGACCCATACCCATAACCAGTTTATCTGGTTGTCGACTACCACATTTTATCCACGTGAATCCCTTCATGGTCATCAGACGGAATCCCCAGGCCTCAACAACTTTTAGTGCTTCGAGTGGTTGTGTTGGCACCCACCACATGGCCAACAGACAGTTTTCATCGGCCAAATCCCACACAGGAAGGCGGCAGATATCCAGCACACTCATAACCGGATATTTAAAACCGGCACCGCGATTACCATCTGCGGCTTTGTCCCGGTATACCCAGGGTGGATCTGCATAGATTAGTGTGTATTTCTTAGTCATAAACCACCCCACAACATCCTATGCCGCTATAGTCGCCACGGCGAAGGCCGTTACCTTTTGTGATACATTGGTCCCTGCGAACCGCGATCCTTGCACGCTCAACATCACCAGAAGCAACATCCATACACTGAAGCCAAAGGTGAGCGGCAATGCGGAACTGCCCTTTTTTCTCTCTTTCAATCGCGCGTTTTTCGATCTCTATCGCCGCAGGAGTAACGGCGACAATCTTTGACGGACTGCGCATTGAAACCTTGTTCATGTGATATTTTTCAAGTCGGCTTAACTTTCTCACTTAATCCAACCCTCTCTGAAAATTAATGCCAGCAGATAAAGCCATGCTGAAACAGAGGCCAGGAATAAGTACCATCCTGACCATTTGCTCCAGTGCCTTAGCAGCACACTCATGCCGCGTTGCTCACGGGACGATATACACGTTGCTGAACAGGAGGTTTTTTACCCTGGAACTCTGCCGGGCTTGCTGCCTGACGTTCATCAAGCCAACGCTCAACTTCATCACGGTTCCATGCGCAGCGTTTATCGGTGATATACCAGCGTTTAGGAAATTCCCCTGCGCGCTCCATACGGTCGATAGTGCTCCATGACAGTGGAACCACCGCCAGGAGTTCCTTCTTACCTAATGCACCTTTCATAAATACCTCTCTTGGTTGCAGTGCGGCGCGCGTGGCGCCGCGGTGGTGGTTACATAGATGTTTCGTTTAATTCTTCCCGACGAACGCTGTAAACGTCGGTGGCTTTTGCCAGCAGTTCGTCATCATCTGAAAGTTTTTGTGCAATGTATTTGTAAGCCTTATCCAGTTCGGAGACAGTGCTGTAATTCATCGCTGCGCTGGTAAAGGCCATCAGCATTTCTTCTGGATCACGGCTGTCCGATTTACGCGTTTGCTCATCAGGCTTTTTCGCTGGTTTAGCGTTGATCAGACTGTTCATTCCCGCAGCAGTGGTCGTTTGCGGAGTAATGTCTCGCTCAACGCGCGGTGCCGTTTCCTGTAATTCGTCTGGGGTGTAGACGCCCATGATTACGTCAGGACAGTGCAGGCGAGACCAGCGTTTTGTCGCAAGGTATGCGAGTTGTTGTTTCGGATCACTGGCCCAAAGTGTGGAGTTTCTTACCTGTGCTTGAGACAGCATTAACTCAAGCACTCGAGGTTGATCCTCGCCCTTCATGGTTGCCCATACGCGAACACCGCAGCCTTCTTCGTCTTTTAGAGTCCAGCCTGGTGCGATATATGGATTGCCGTTTTTGGATGTTTTCTCAACAAACTTACCGATCACGCGTTCCCACGGCCCGAACCACTCGTAGTTGATGCGATCTTTTGTTGGCGACATCGTTGAGATAACTGCGTTTACTAATTGGGCTTCATAACCTAGCGTGCCGTTCACAACATGGGTTTTCTGAGCCACGGCAAACGGGTTCATTCCCCACTGCGCAGCCTGCATTGCCACGGCCATGCAATCAGCTGGTTTCCCGGCGAGGTGCGCCGGTACCGTTACGCGGCTTTGCGCCATTACCTCGGCGAATTTCATCAGTTGGTTCAAGCCGTCTGGGCTGAAAATAGTTGCAGCAGTTCCAGCGATTGCTGTGTCTACTGGTGCGTTGATGTTTGCGATGTCGTTGCTCATATGTACATATCCTGTTTGCGTGCCCACTCAGGGCGTTTAATGATTTCCACACCGCCCCATTCATCATTGATGCGGCATTCGTGATAGGTATTCAGATCCCGGCGGAACAGAGCGTGCCCGGCATCGACATCCTGCGCATCCAGCTCGAACACGCGTACCGGATACCGACCACAATCAATGCTTTCGCTCACGGCAAGAAAGAAAAAACCATGCGGCTGACCAGTAACCCTCATTGCGCCTTCGCGGTACATTGCGTCCTGCACGTGGTAGCGGAATTCCTCGATGTGGCGTGCAAAACGGTCCATATCTGCAACCTTTTTCACGTCGACGATCACGTTGTGCTCGTTCAGCCATTTGTCTGGACGAATTCGGCACAACTCCCCCGTCTCTTCATCGTTCCAGTACATTGATGCTTCGCAGTAACCAGGTGCTTCCAGCATCCAGCGTGCCGCCGGGTGAGCCATTGCGCTATCACGCATCAGCTCCAGTTTCCGCCACTGCTCGGCATCAAGTACCGTAATCCCCATATCCGCCACATCACGAAGAAATTCCTCTTCGTCAGCTTTACCTTGTTTCGTCCGACGATCGAATTTCGGTGAAACAATGAAGCGTTTGTCGAACTCTCCAGGCTCCAGAAGCAGACAGTGCAATGCGGTTCCCATATCCAGTGCAGACTTTTTCTCTTCGTCTTCTGGTGCTGCCTGAACCCATTTAAGAAGCGCCGGATTCTTGGCAACCATGTCCAGTTGCGACTTACTCACGCCGTCACCGGCGTGGTAGTCTTCGTTGCTGATGTCGAAATAAATTCCCGGTTTCATGCCGCGTCCCTCTGTCCATCAAGCTGATCCGCCAGATCCCAGCGGGCGATAATTGCCATTGCCTCTCGCCGATAGGCATCCATCAGTTCTTCGAACTCAGGGCTGTCTTTAGCAGCCTCCAGTACTTCCTGGCGAACGCCTTTAACTGTTACAACGTCGAAAGTTGATGCCAGTTGATGAAGCCGGATACTCTCAATCAGTTCAACTTGTCGGTCATATAGCTGTTCTGACAGACGGTAGTCCTTGTCGAATGCCAGCATGATTTTTTGAAGATTTTTCTGCTGATTAACGTTCATTATCAGCCCTCCCATATCTCGTTATCGTTGGCCACATCGCGAGCTTCTTTGCTGACGAAAGCCCACTTAATGCCTTCCTGTAAGGTGCGGAACTTCCAGCTCATGAATCCGCATGCAGTAACGCAGTACCAACCGTTGATGATTTTCCACTGCATAACTTGTTACCTCGGTCTGTTACCGTTGAGGTAATAATTATGCGTATATGGTTTGATGTCAATAGATATGAGTTAAAAAAATTACCCGTTAGGTAATCGAATAGGCAATAAAAAAGCCGCCATAAGGCGGCTTACTTACTGAAAAATATGGTTTTATTGTTTGTTTTTTTCGTTCTGGTTGATGACAAATTCAATGTAACTTTCGATCTTTGCTTTCTCGGTTTCGGGTAACAATGCGTAGCGCGAGCGATCATAGTTGATGGTCGCAGGGTCGTGCGGGTGAATCAGTAATTCATAGCCGTGACGCCCGAATGCGGATGCAACATTCTCCAGGGTGGAAATGGAAACGCTGACCTCATTGTTTAACAGGCGGCTGATTGTCACCTGGGCTACGCCGGATGCGCGGTGAAGTTTTCCCTGTGTTGAAAGGTCGCGGCTTTCGCTCATCCAGCGTTCCAGGTTGTGAGCCGCCAGCTGGCCAATGTCGCTTGGGCCGACAGGCTGAAAACCTTCCTGAGAAAGCGAGCGATCGATATCAAGCCAGTTACGGGGTTTATTGGCGGCAGCTTCAATTTTTCGCGCAACCTGATCGCCGATAACCTTCTTACCAAGAGCCCAGCGGTTTACCAGATTTGCCTGAGTTCCAAGTTTTTCAGCCATCCGCGTCTGAACACCATTGAATTCACGGTCGATCAAGTCGTTGAGATTTTGCCTGCGGACGTCCTGGATACTTTTCATTTTCTGGAAAATCGCCTCATATATGAATCAGTAGATGATTCAATTTAAAGCAATATTACCCAACAGGTAAATGCACCTCATGGGTAACTATCCTTGATTTTTGTTACCTTATGGGTGAATATTTATTATCTGAAATAAATATCAGGCAATAGCTATGAGCGATAACGGACATTTCGATTTCAAAAAGCACTGGCTTGCACTTACTCCGGATGAGCGTGAAGCCTTCGCACAGGAAGCCGGAACGACGAGTCACTATATCCAGACTCACTTAACAGGTAAGCGCAAAATGCCAGGTAAAGTATTGATGAATGGGCTTTTTAAAGCCTGTAAAACAAGACAATGGCTGCGCTCAAAAGCAGAACTGGCATACTTCTTCTACTCATGATATCCAGCTACAACCCTCTGTAGACCGCCACCCGGCGGTCTTTTCATATCTATTCGTACCTCAAAGGTAATAAAAAACCAAATATGGTTGATATTTTTTTTGTGTCAGCACAAAATGACCGTAATCCCAATACTAATAACAGGGCTTACCATGGAAATCATTACACGTATTGATGCCGCAAAGCGCGGACTTAAACGCTACTACACCGGAAAAACATGTAAGCACGGACATGACAGTGAACGCTGGGTTTACAACGGACACTGTGTTGAGTGCACCATGGAATCAAACCGTCGTATCAGGGCAGAGATTAAGCAGATCATGATTAATTCCTCCCCACAACATTCAAGCTGATAGCGGAGATTAATCATGAGCAGACATGCAACAGATTGGGCCTGGGAGACAGATCCAGGTAGCTCATCATTAAAGCTCATACTGCTCTCGATGGCTGACAGAGCCGATGAATATAACCTCTGCTACCCCAGCATAGAACGCCTCGTTAAAGACACTTGCCTGAATAAAAAAACCGTGCAGGCCGGGCTTATATCGCTCATGAAAATGGGGCTTATTTCAGATACCGGAGAGAGAAAGGGAGCGACAAAAAGAGTGCGGGTTTTCTCTCTTAATATAACCAAAAACGGGAACATTAAAGGCAACCGGGAGGGGGGCAATGAACCCGAAAACGGTAATGTTACCGAAAACGGGAATATACCCAAAAACGGGATGTTGAATGATCCCAAAAACGGGATGTTGAATGATCCCAAAAACGGGATCCAGAACCAGTCATATAACCAGTCATTTAACCAAGAGAGGGAGAGCAGGACAAAAAGCGGGGATTCTGTGCCTCATGACCCCGGAGCAAACAACGCCGTGATGAATAACTTTGTTCCTCCTGGTGGGCCAGGGCAATTAGGCAAATTTGTCATGCATGAACAATGGCAGCCATCAGATGACTTTCTTCGGAAAAGCTCATTGCAGGGGATCTACCTGGACAGTCTGCCAACGGCACAGGAACTTGCAGAGTTCAGAATTTACTGGATGGCTGAGGGTAAGGCATACCATCAGGCACAGTGGGAGCAGAAGCTGGCAAGGCGGCTGCAGATTAGCAGACAGAAGCAATCAACATTACCTGATAACAACGTTCCGCACTGGAACAGCCCTGAAGCATGGGAGGATTTCTTGTGAACAACGTTTTTACCGCGATACAAAACCGTGACGGAGAAGCCCTTTCTCGCATGTCAGGTTATGAGCATCAGTACGTCAACAATGACAATGTGGTGAACATGTCAGCAGAGAGGCTTGTTGATGCCCTTTTTAAACAGCTGAAACAACTGTTTCCGGCGGCAGTGGTAACCAACCTGAAGACGCCAGAGCAGGAAGTTGCTGCAAAACAGCAGTGGATTGCTGCGTTTGCCGAAGGGGGGATCCGAACCCGTGAACAGGTTTCTGCTGGTATGCGCCACGCCCGCGCCAGTGAATCTCCGTTCTGGCCGTCTCCAGGGCAATTTATCAAGTGGTGCAAAGACAGCAAGATGGTTCTTGGCGTCACCATTGACGATGTGATGGCGGAGTTTCACCGGTACAGCAAGGAAAAAAGTTTATATCCTGGTGGTCCCGAAAGATTCCCGTGGCGACATCCGGTTATGTACTGGGTCGTATGTGATACCCGCCGTGCAATGTATCAGCGCCAGCTTAGCGAGATTGAGGTTGAGAAACACGCACGCAGGCTGCTCGATGATTGGGCGAAAAAGGTGGCTTCCGGACAGCAGATACCCGATCCGGTGATCAGCATACAGGCAAAGCCAGAGCCCATGAGTACGCCTCCGGACACAGGGAGAGACGTTTACCATCCACCAGGGCGAAGTTTCGGGTGCATGCCTAACGCCGCCACCCTTGGGGGAATAACACCGGCGCAGTGGCTGATGGAGGAATACAGGCGGGGAAAGGCGGCAGGATTTATCAAGTAATACCAGCGCGATAGCGCATTTTTTTACGTCTATATGATTACCTGGAAGGTAATAAAATGTTCTAATCTCTATTGATTTCATGTCTTATGTGGTTTTTAATTACCTAAGGGGTAAATCATGAGAAAACAGATACAGGCTCTTGGTCGACTCAAAACAGGCCAGATGAACAAAACAGAATCTGCGTATTGCCAGCACCTTGAGCTGCGTAAACGTGCAGGGGAAATCGCCTGGTATCGATTCGAGGGTATCAAGCTGCGGTTAGCTAATAACACGTTCTATACGCCCGATTTCGCTGTGATGCTCGCCACCGGCGAGATGGAGCTGCACGAAGTGAAAGGGGGATTCTGGACCGATGACGCCAGAGTGAAAACCAAAGTCGCCGCAGATCAGTATCCGTTCCGAATCATCGGGGTAACGGTTAAACCAAAGAAAGCAGGTGGTGGCTGGAACATCGAAGAGTTCTGAATCGACGATCTATTTAGTTATCAATGTAATCAATAAGTTATGTGGATAAGCGAGGGTAAAGATGGAAAGTAATATCAAAGGGTTAGTTGCCGCCGGGCATGAGATGGCTTCGGAACTGAAAGCAGAATGTGGTGCCGTTGATATGCGCAGTGTGGCAAAGCTGATCAGCGATTTGGCAACGCAACTGGAAGTGCAACTGGTGCGTGCTAATGCGCTGGCGGCGGAGAGTGCGGCAATGCATGAAACTATTGAAGCCGTTCGGAGTGTTGCGGATAACTCCAGTGGAATTGCCGGATGGCATTTGAATGGCGATATCGCTACATGGGAAGAGATTCTTCCTGAAATTAACGATATCGAAACTCCAGCCACCGATGCTTTCCTGGCTGAAGTACGTGCGCAGGCGTTTAATGACCTTTGCTCGGCGTTCGTTAAACACGCGAATCTCGCGGGAATGGATGATGGTGAGCTAGTGAGGCTTAAATATGCGACGGACGCCCTGCTGCATTGTGCGGAACAGCTTCGCAAAGGAGGCAACCAGTGAGTGTAACGGTTGAAAAGATTGATGTGTTGTCATTCGTTATAACCGGTGCAGAGAGACTAGATCCGGTTCGAGTGATGATTGAAAACTATGAACCTGGAAAGGGAAGAATCACCATCACCTGCTACGGAAAAGCGTGGACTGCGGCTTGGTTTGCTATGGGCGGTGATGATGTGCAGACGTTCATTAAGCGAGTCAGCAACGACTATCTAATCGACAATTTCGACCCTCAACTGCGAAGCACGGTCGACGATGACAACGATGCAAATCTGCTTTTCGTGAAGTCAGAAATCATAAAGTTACGAAGAGAGAGAGAAATCGACGCCGTACTGGCTCGCGAAATGTGGTACGAGGCGGAAAACGCCGATGACGTAAAAGAAAGCTGCTGCTGTTTCGGCGTCGGTAACAAACTACTGAATCTCTTTGGTGATGAGCCGTGGTATGCCAACTGGCCAACGATACCAAACCCGAAATACCAGTATCTGGAACGCGTACTTAATGCAGTGAGAGACGGTCTTAAGCAAATAGAGAAGGTGGAACCATGACTGTATGTCTTATTGATAAACGTCGACGTGGGCAACAAATACCATCTGTTGAAATGCCGAATCACACATGGTTTTGCGTACTTGATATCGATGGCATGGATAAGTTTGTTGACACTCGTCATTACTGCGATACCGCAACAGCTACTCCGGCGAAAGCAAAGAAAATGGCTGCTCTGATAGAAAACTGGACTCCACCTGATGGTTGGTGCAATGGGAATGATCGGGATTGGCATGAAAAAATGAAGGGCTATATCTGCGATTTTTTACGTAAATGCAACGGATTCAGGGTGATGTGACATGAGCAAGATTGACTATCAGGCACTGCGTGCCAAGGCAGAAAAAGCAACGTGTGGTGTATGGTCGCTCGAATATGGAGAGAGCCGATTTGATGGTGATGATGCGCTAATTCATCGTGAAGTTGCTGGATATATTCCTATTTGCAGAATTGAAGGAGCGCATCCAGAAAGCGGTTTCGATGAAGATTTCCAAATGGAACAGCAGGCCAATGCTGAATTCATCGCCGCAGCCAGTCCATCTACCGTGCTGGCACTGCTGGATGAACGGGAAAGAAACCAGCAATACATCAAACACCGTGACCAGGAGAACGAGGATATTGCGCTAACGGTAGGGAAGCTGCGTGTTGAGCTTGAGGAAGCAAAATCAAAACTCAACGAGCAACGCGAGTATTACGAAGGTGTTATCTCGGATGGAAGTAAGCGTATTGCTGAACTGGAGAAAAGCGAAGAGCAACTCATTAACGAGCGTGACCATGCTGAGTCTGCTTTAGCTGATATGTATTTTGCAGCAACCGGGGATAGGCCTGAGTGGAGTAACTGGTTCGGTTTTTCAGATGCAGTAGATGCCGTAGTTGACAGAATTGCTGATTTAGAAGCTAAACAGCCATCGCCAGTAGTACCTGAAGGACTGATTAAAGCGGTGCGTTTTTATGAGCAGGTAAAACGTGAGAACCCGCCAGTCGAAACCGGAGCATGGAAAGACGCTGTTGACTGGGTGCTCAAAGAGGCTTGCCAGGCTGTAAACATTGGCATCAAAGGAGAGTGATATGGCGTTAACACACCGCGAACTCTGTCAGATTGCGTACAAGTTCCTTAAGCGCAACGGGTTCAAGGTTTGTTTTCATGACCGCTTTATAGCTGTAACCAGTACCGGAGAACAGCCAGATGCTATGGGATTCAGAAATTCAGCATCATGCCTGATAGAGGCGAAGTGTTCTCGTGCTGACTTGTTGGCAGATAGAAAAAAGCGTTTTCGTAAAAATCCGTCTCTTGGAATGGGCGACTGGCGATTCTTTATTAGTGAGCCAGGAATTATTTCAATTGAGGATTTACCACCTGGCTGGGGATTACTTCACGTTGTTAACGGAAGAGTACGGAAAGTACATGGGTGGCCCAAGGGTAATTGCTGTTGGGGTAATCCTGACGATAAGCCATTTACTGGAAATAAGCAGGTTGAATGCGATTACATGTTATCTGCATTAAGGCGCATGGAGTTGAGAGGGCACCTTAATGAAATATATGACGGTGTAATTGTTAATAAGAAAGAAGGAAACGCAGCATGATCACTATTACCAAAGAACGCCTGCTGACAATCCAGCAGTGGCGCGAAACATACGGACCTGGTAGCAACGTTGTACTGCCAGCAGAAGAAGCGGAAGAACTGGCACGAATTGCTCTGGCATCGCTGGAGCAGAATGCACTATCTGGCAACTCTCGGCTTATTCCTGGTGAAGTGTTGTCCGCAATCCGGGAGGTTGCCAAGATTCGTGCCGATTTCGATGATTTTGACGGTGACAGGCGAGGTATCGGTGATTGTCTGGATGAGGCCGAGCAAGAGCTTATCGTTACCATTAACAAATATGCCAGTCAGTTGGCAGCAGAACCGATAGCGACTAATGACGTTCGAGAGCAGCAGACAGCCGTTCCGCCAGTTCCGGAAATACAGGATGATGTCGCGCAAGCAATTGAAAATCTCAAGCAGAAGTTAGTGGAATGCAATCGCTATAACTACTGCGCAGATGCAGTTAAAGGCGTAGAGGATGCCTGCCACGCTGCCATGCTTCATAGTGCCGAACCTGCAAGTAATCATGAAGAGTTGCCGCTTGATTATCTCCAAGGTCAAAAAGATGGTCTTGAATGGGCTGCGCAGCTTGCAGAAGCAAATCACCCACAAACTGGCGACTGGCTTTACGATGACCCGCTGGAGGTGGCTAAAGCTATCAGAAAAGGTCCTGACATGCCCGAATTCGATGGACCAACTCCGGCAACTCCGGATGGTTGGATAAGCTGTAGTGAGCGAATGCCGAACGATAAACAGTATGTTTGGTGTTGGGGTAAGTCTTACGGCTGGACTGAGTGCGATACCTTCGAAGGGTATTACGATTGGTCGAGAAACAAATGGTGGGCAGTTACTGACGATGGGGAAGAACCGGCATCGAAAGTAACCCACTGGATGCCGCTACCAGAACCGCCGCAGGAGGTGAAGTGATGAACAAGTGCAACGCTCTGCTTTATGCCATGGTGATTGGTTTCGGCCTGGTTGCTGGTATCCGGGTTTATATTACCTGGGAGTCATTAATCAATCTGGCGTGGAGTGCGATTCGTGGCTAAATCCCCCGCAGAACGCAAAGCCGCGCAGCGCGCTCGGCAGTCCGCCGCCGGTGAGCGCAAAATTGAACTGGTGCTGGATAAGCAGGAGCAGGAAATGCTGGCGCGGAACTGCGCCGCCCGGCGCCCTGGTCGCGATCCCTATGAAATGGCCGAGTACATCGCGCTGCTGATCCGCCAGGATGATGCACGTGTGCGCGGGCGTATAAAATCGATCAGCAGAAACTTTGCGGTAAGTGCGGCGAGAGAGTTCCCGTTAATTCATGCCCGTGTAATGGTGACTCGCAATGCTGGGTGACTAAAGGCTGGCATGAAACGAAATTAATAGTGTGACATGTCACGAGTAGATTATGCATGATGAATTTGATGGGTTTTGAATACTGCCGCCAACTATGGCGGCTTTATTTTGCATGGTACTATTACCACAACGGTAACAATTACCATGGTGGTTATGATGCCTGCTGAACCTAAAACCTATAAACGCAAATCAACGCAATTTAAGCCACTAACCGCAATGCAGGAGGCTTATTGCCAGTCATACATCAAAACGCCTGAAAACCAGACTCAGGCAGCGATTAACGCAGGATTCTCCCCAAATACAGCGGCAGTTAAAGCCAGTGTCATGATGCGCGATGAACGCATTCAAAAACGGATTGCCGAGTTGATGGAGGAGCGCAACAAACGAATGCGCGTCAGTGCCGATTACGTTCTCATGCGCCTGGTGGAGATCGACCAGATGGACGTGATTGATATCCTCAATGACGATGGGAGCCTTAAGCCAATCCGCGAGTGGCCGAAAATCTGGCGCACTACGCTTAGTGGCTTTGATCTGTCATCGACCATCATGAACATGAACGAGGATTCGATAGAGACAATTCTCAAAAAAATTAAATGGCCTGACAAGGTGAAGAACCTCGAACTGATTGGTAAGCACGTCGACGTCAATGCATTCAAAGAACGCCTGGATGTTAATGTGAATGTGACAATTGCTGATCGCATAGCGGCAGCCAGGAAGCGACTCAAAGAACGTCAGGATGGTAATCAGTGACAGATACAGCGTTATCTCCTGAAGAGCAGTTGATCGAGGATATTGCAGGGTTCACTCACGATCCGCTTGGCTATGCCCTCTATGCGTTCCCGTGGGGGGAAGAGGGGACTGAACTGGCACATGCTACCGGCCCACGTCAGTGGCAGGCTGATGCGTTCCGAGAGATACGTGATCACCTGCAGAATCCAGAGACGCGCTATCAGCCGCTTATGCTGGCACGCGCTTCTGGTCACGGTATTGGTAAATCCGCATTCATCTCAATGCTGATCAACTGGGGCATGTCCACTTGCGAGGATTGTAAGGTCGTGGTGACCGCCAACACCGACAACCAGCTACGAACGAAGACCTGGCCGGAAATTATCAAGTGGTCGAACCTTGCTATCACGAAAGACTGGTTTACCTGTACCGCTACTGCGATGTACAGCAATGATCCTGGGCACGACAAGCGGTGGCGAGCTGACGCAATCCCCTGGTCTGAGCACAACACTGAGGCATTCGCCGGACTACACAACGAGCGCAAACGCATCATCGTGGTATTCGATGAAGCGTCGAACATTGCGGATCTGGTGTGGGAAGTTGCTGAGGGTGCGCTTACGGACGAAGACACTGAGATTATCTGGGTGGCGTTCGGAAACCCTACACGTAATACCGGGCGTTTTCGCGAATGTTTCCGCAAATACAAACACCGCTGGAAAACTGCGCAGATTGACAGCCGGACGGTGGAAGGTACTAACAAACAGCAGTTGCAGAAATGGGTTGATGACTACGGGGAAGACAGCGACTTCGTTAAAATCCGTGTGCGCGGCATATTCCCTGATGCATCTGAATTGCAGTTTATCCCTACCGGTCTTACTGATGAGGCAATGAAACGGGTGGTAACCGCTGCGCAGGTTGCACATGCTCCGGTGATAATCGGCGTTGACCCGGCATACTCCGGAGTTGATGACGCTGTGATATACCTGCGGCAGGGGCTGCACAGTAAGGTGCTGTGGACTGGCAACAAGACCACTGACGATCTGATAATGGCGAAGCGTATCGCTGACTTTGAAGACCAGTACCAGGCTGACGCAGTGTTCATCGACTTCGGTTACGGAACTGGTCTGAAGTCAATCGGTGACGGCTGGGGTCGTACATGGCAACTTGTTCCGTTCGGTGGCGCGTCTACTGACCCGCAGATGCTCAACAAGCGTGGGGAGATGTTCAACTCATGCAAGACATGGCTGAGGCTGGGCGGGATGCTGGATGACCAGGAAACAGCAGACGACCTGTCGACGGCAGAGTACAAAGTTCGCGTGGACGGTAAAATCGTTATCGAACCGAAGGAAGATATCAAAGAGCGACTTGGGCGTTCGCCGGGTAAAGGTGATGCGCTGCTGCTAACGTTCGCCTTCCCGGTAGCCAAGAAAACTAATGACCCACGGCAGCAGCAGGGGAAAGCTATTACTGAGTACGATCCGTTTTCATAAAGTTTTAAGCAGCATTGTCTGTGTTGCGATTGTTCCTTGAGTTAAACTTATTTGCAATTCTGGTATTGGATTTTATTTTTTCTTCTGCAAGTTCTTTTTCAAGCGCCATTATTTTTTCAATAAGGGAATCTCTTTCCTGCAAAAAAGAATTCAAAGACTCTTGGTGCTTGATTAAATCATTTTTATAGAATTGAATCTCAGACTCAAACTCAACCTTAACTCTGTCGTATGTAATGTCCCTTTGTGCCTCAAGCTTACGCAATTCTATGGCGTTTTTAACATCCCTGAGGCTTTTGTTGTGTTTGAAGTTATCGATGTTCTGTAGTGGAATTTTTTGAAACATCACCACTATATTGTTAAACCATGGAACTATTACACACAGCGCGAATGCACATAAAGCTGGATATAAGAGTGAGTGGTACGCATCACTATGGGAAGATATATAATTTATTTTTTCTTCAATTCCTGACTTACTGAAGAATAAAAATAATAGTGGATTCCAGTTAAAAGAACACCACGAAAACACAAATGCCCCAAGTGCTGGGTTGCGGACTCTCTCTGACGCTGTGCTAATAGCCGATGATGCGATCTCTTTAAATTGCTCGAACATGTCTAAACCAGATGTTAAATGTTTTTGTTATCTTACCTTCAAGGTAACGTTCAGTCACCAGGCAAAAAAATGCCCGGCGAACCGGGCGAACTGGAAGCAATGAGTTATGCCTTCCGTGGCTGTACTGGTTTACAGCATGAAGTCATCGCAATGGCGTCCTGCTGTAAAAAGGGCGGTGATAGTCCTTCAAGGGAAACAGTCACCGCCAATCCCCTGGAACTTCTGGCATCACGGTCCTTAGGCGTGATTCTGGCGTGGCATGCAGGATTCGAACCTGCGACCAACCGCTTAGAAGGCGGTTGCTCTGTCCAACTGAGCTAATGCCACAACGCTGAGAGCACTGGTTTGGCTCGATATCAGGTAGGGTGGAACAGCCCGCTAATATCCAATGCTCTCATCGTTGTACCCTCGTCTCTTCCGAGGCGTCACACCGAATCGCCGGGATGGTGAATCCCCGTGCGCGGAATAAAACCGCTCGACTTGCACATTCCGGCTACCTGGTTCGTTTGCCCGAGCAAGGGAGGGTGCCCCTTAAACGTATCCAGACCGCTATCGTCGCATGTGCCATACGCCGTACTGCTCAAAATAAAAGCTCACTCCACCTGTTCAATTTAACGACAAGCCAGTCAGGTTAGTAACCGGAATGAACTCTTTGGTTACCTTAAAGGTAATAATTCGTGCATTAAATGTCAACTGTCTACGATAAATAAATCATATGTGGTTAAATTGGTAATAATTTAATTGCGTACGGAGTCATTGATATGTGCATGGGTAGCTCACCATCAGTGCCTGCAACACCAGAAGTTCAGGCAGCACCACAGGAGCAGGATGCCGCCGTTGTTGATGCCCGCGACGAAGAAACTCGTCGCCGTCGCGCTGCTGCTGGTCGTAGTTCTACGCTGCTTACCGGTTCTCAGGGCGACACATCAACCGCTAATACCAGCGGTAAAACGCTGCTTGGTCAGTAACCGGAGTCATTGAAATGGCGGAAACAACTAAAGAGCGATTGAACAAACAGTTCGCACAACTTGAAAGCGAGCGTCAATCGTTCGAGCCGCACTGGCGCGAGTTGAGTGATTACATCAACCCGCGTGGTTCCCGCTTTCTGACTTCTGAGGTCAACCGTAACGATCGACGCAATACACGTATTATTGATTCGACCGGGACTATGGCGGCGCGCACTCTCGCCAGCGGCATGATGTCAGGCATCACAAGCCCCGCGCGTCCGTGGTTTCGCCTGGCTACGCCAGATCCTGAAATGATGGATTATGGCCCTGTTAAGTTGTGGCTTGAGGCGGTGCAGAACCGCATGAACGATATGTTCAATAAGTCGAATCTCTATCAGTCTCTGCCGCAGTTATACGGAAGCCTCGGCACATACAGCACTGGTGCAATGGCAGTGCTGGAGGATGACGAGGACATCATTCGCACAATGCCATTCCCGATAGGCAGTTACTACCTGGCTAACTCACCTCGTGGCAGTGTGGACACCTGTTTTCGCAAGTTCTCTATGACTGTTCGTCAGCTTGTTCAGGAGTTCGGGCTAAATAACGTCAGCGAATCCGTAAAAAGCATGTGGGAAAGCGGCACCTACGAGAAGTGGATTGAAGTGATGCATTCGGTTTACCCGAACATTGACCGCGATGCATCGAAGCTGGATAGCAAGAACAAGCCATTCAAATCGGTTTATTACGAGGTTGGTGGCGATAACGACAAGTTGTTGCGCGAGTCCGGATTCGATGAGTTTCCAATTATGGCTCCGCGCTGGGAAGTTAACGGCGAAGATGTTTATGGATCATCATGCCCGGGTATGCTGGCGCTTGGACCTGTTAAGGCATTGCAGCTTCTCCAGAAGCGCAAGTCGCAGTTGATTGATAAAGCCACCAATCCGCCGATGGTTGCTCCGACTTCCCTCAAGAATCAGCGCGCCTCCCTTCTTCCTGGCGACATCACGTATATCGATCAGATTACTGGTCAGGATGGCTTCAGGCCTGCTTATCTGGTTAACCCCAGTACAGCAGATTTGGTGGCAGACATTCAGGACACTCGTCAAATCATTAACAGCGCCTACTTCGTCGATCTGTTCATGATGTTGCAGAACATCAATACCCGCTCAATGCCTGTTGAAGCGGTGATCGAAATGAAAGAAGAAAAGCTTCTGATGTTGGGGCCGGTTCTGGAGCGTCTGAACGACGAATGTCTTAATCCTCTCATTGACCGCGCTTTCTCGATGATGGTGCGTAAAAACATGCTGCCGCCACCGCCTGACGCGATGGAAGGTATGCCCCTGAAGGTCGAATACATTTCTGTCATGGCTCAGGCGCAGAAGTCTATCGGCCTGTCCAGTCTGGCGTCCACGGTTAACTTCATTGGTCAACTTGCGCAAGCGAAACCAGAAGCTTTCGACAAACTCAACGTTGATCAGGCGATCGATGCATTCGCTGATATGTCCGGAGTGTCTCCAACCGTCATTGTTCCGCAGGAACAGGTTGAGCAGGCTCGCCAGCAACGGGCACAGCAACAACAGCAGCAACAAATGATGGCGATGGGGATGGCGGCGGCACAGGGTGCCAAGACGCTAAGCGAAGCTAAAACTTCGGATCCGAGTGTTTTGTCAGCTATGGCGAATGCAGTTAGTGGTCAGGGTGGGCAATCACAATGACAGATTACGAAGACGATCAACTGAAAGAAGAAAACGCCCGTAAGCAACGTGACATGGCACAGCGTGAAATTGATGACATTCGCTTTGTCATGAGCAGTGAACAGGGGCGTCGCGTTGTCTGGTCTGTGCTGGAGAAAGGCCGGGTGTTTTCCGCTATCTCACCGATGGACGCTATGGCAATGGCATTTAATGAGGGGCAACGCAATCTGGCGCTGGAACTGTTTCAGCGCGTTATGGCGCATTGCCCTGAACAGTATTTGAAGATGGCCAAAGAGGCCAGTGAACAGGAGTGATCATGAATTTATTTGAGCGTTTGCTGTATCGCCGTCTTTGCAATGAGCAACCAGTCGATGGTGGAGCAGCTCCGGCTGCGTCAGAACCGTCAGCGCCTGCAGGTGATAACCCTGCTCCAGTTGGTGATCCATCACAACAGGAAGGTGATAAGCCACAACCTGTTGCTGATGGCGATAAACCTGCTGATGACAAAAAGCCTGAAAACGATAAGCAGGATGAAAAAAAGGACGGCGATAAACCAGAGGGTGCGCCTGAGAAGTACGAGTTTCAGGCTGCCGAAGGCGTAGAGCTGGATACAGAAGCGTTGAAGGAGTTCGAGCCGGTGGCGCGAGAACTTAACCTGACCAACGAGCAAGCGCAAAAGCTGGTTGATGCTTATCCGAAAATTCTGGCAGGTGTTCAGCAGCGCCAGGCAGAAGCCTGGCAGAAAACAACCGAGCAGTGGGCTGCGGATGTAAAAGCTGACAAAGAAATCGGTGGCGACAAGTTGATTTCTAACCTTAGCGCCGCACAGCGTGCGCTTGACCAGTTCGGGACACCTGAACTCAAAGAATATCTGAACACCACCGGGCTGGGTAATCACCCTGATCTGGTCAAAACGTTCGTGAAAATCGGAAAGGCTATGTCTGAAGATGGCATGGTCACCGGTGGTAATGAAGGCCAGCGTAGTGCGGCCGAAGTGCTCTATGGCAAATAAGAGAGGAGATAACAATGTCTGTTAAAGGCTTAACTGCGCTAACGCTGGCTGACTGGGGTAAGCGCGTCGATCCAAATGGGAAAGTCGATAAGATTATCGAGCTTCTCAATCAAACTAACCCAATTCTTCAGGATATGCCTTTTGTTGAAGGAAACCTTCCTACCGGACACCGAACCACCATTCGTTCTGGTTTACCTTCTGCTACCTGGCGTTTGCTGAACTATGGCGTACAGCCAAGCAAATCAACCACAGTGCAGGTCACCGATTCCATTGGCATGCTGGAAACCTATGCTGAAGTCGATAAGTCTCTGGCTGATCTGAACGGTAATACTGCCGAATTCCGTCTGTCTGAAGACCGAGCATTTATTGAAGCGATGAATCAGGCGATGGCGCAGACACTGTTTTACGGTGATTCCAGCGTTAACCCTCAGCAGTTTATGGGACTGTCCTCCCGCTATTCCAGCCTGTCTGCGGGTAATGCTCAGAACATCATTGATGCTGGTGGCACGGGTACAGATAACACTTCAATCTGGTTAGTGGTGTGGGGCGAAAACACCGTGCATGGCATCTTCCCGAAAGGACAGAAGGCTGGCATTCAGATGGAAGATAAAGGCCAGGTGACACTGGAAGATGCTAAAGGCGGCAAGTACGAAGGTTATCGTACCCATTATAAGTGGGACAACGGGCTGACATTACGTGACTGGCGCTATGTAGTTCGTATCGCAAACATTGATGTCAGTAATCTTGACGCTCCTTCTACTGCCGCGAATATCGCAAAACTGATGATTCGTGCCCTTCATCGAATCCCAAATCGTGGGATGGGACGTCCTGTTTTCTACATGAACAGAACCATTAACGAAGTGCTTGACCTGCAATCTCTGGAGAAGAGTTCTCTGGCGATCAGCGTGAAAGAGACAGAAGGCGAATGGTGGACAGCACTTCGTGGTGTGCCGATTCGTGAAACTGACGCACTTCTGGAAACAGAAGCCCGCGTGGTGTAACGCCTGTTATTAACCTGTGGGCCGCAACAGGCCCACTAATGGAGAAAGAAGATGATCACCGACAAACTGTTGATGTTCTCCGAAGCACAGGCGGTAACTGATACCGCGGCTTCTACTGACGTAATCGATCTCGGTCCAATTGACGGAAACCGTCGCGATATCGGTGTGGGTTACCCGCTTGAGTTTTGGGTGCTGGTTAACGAAGCCGCCACGGCAAGTGGTGAGGCAACTGTAAACATCCAGTTGCAGACGAGTGAGAATAACAGCTCATGGTCCACTATTTATGATAGTGGCGCACTGGCAAAGGCCACCCTGACAGCAGGTAAGCGAGTTGTTTCTGCAAAGGTGCCTGCCGGTGTTCAGCGATATCTGCGTGTTAACTACTCCGTCGCAACTGGCCCACTAACGGCTGGCAAATTCACTGCGGGTATCAATCTTGATGTTGATGCCAATACGCCGTATCCGATCCGCTCAAAAGTAACTGGTTAAGGTGATATTGATGTCAGGTGAGAAACCAAGATACCGCGTTCTGCGCCTCTCTCATATCCATAACACTCTGTGGCCGGAGGGGGCAGAAATCGAATACGAAGGTGAGCCTGGTAGCGCACTGGAACCTGTTAACGATGCAGCCAGACAGGCAAAAGCAAAAGTTGCAGGAAAGGTGTCAATGGCAGCAACCAGCACCAAAATCATCAACGATGTGTCAGATGATGGTGAACTGGATAAGCTCCGTGAAGAGTACGAATTGCTCTTTAACGAGAAGCCACACCATAACGCCAAAGCCGAAACGCTCCGCGAGAAGATCGCAGATAAGCGTAAAGAACTGGGCGTGTAAGCCTCGCGAATCAGACAAGGGGCTTCGGCCCCTTTATTGCAGGAGTATAGAAACTTATGGCCTCTGTAGTAGAGATCTGCAATCGTGCGCTGTCCAATATTGGCAACAGCCGCAGTATTAACAGCCTGACGGAAGCCAGCAAGGAAGCGGGGGAATGTTCGCTGCACTTTGAGGCCTGCCGTGATGCTGTGCTTTCTGATTTTGACTGGAACTTTGCTACCAAACGCGTGGCGCTTGCAGATACGAGCAATCCACCGCCTGACTGGGAATATGCGTACCAGTACCCGTCCGATTGTCTGCGCATTACTGAAATTATGCTTCCTGGTGTACGCAATCCAACAGCAGCAATGCGCGTTCAGTACGAAGTTGGTGCAGACACCAACGGAACAGGAAAGTTGATCTACACAGACCAGCCGCAGGCATGGCTCAAGTATGTATCTCGCGTTTCAGATGTGAACATGTTTGATGCCATTTTTATGGAGGCGTTGGCCTGGCGTCTTGCGGCAGCCATTAACATGGCGCTGACTGGGAATGCAGACCTCGGTACGTTTGCCCTCAATATGTACAATCGCGTGATTCTTAGTGCTGGCTCGCATAGCCAGAATGAATCACAGGAACCACAGCCACCGGTTGACGAGTTTACCATTGCGAGGTTGTCCTGATGGCTATCAGTTGGATCCAGCCCAGCTTTGCCGGTGGTGAGATTGGACCGTCGTTGTACGGACGTATCGACATGGCGAAGTACCAGGTGGCATTGCGCAAGTGCGATAACTTTATCGTGCGGCAGTATGGCGGCGTTGAGAATCGACCAGGTACGCGTTTTGTCGGTGCCGCAAAATACCCAAATCGGAAATGCCGCCTGATCCCGTTCCAGTTCTCGACGGTTCAGACCTATGCTCTGGAGTTCGGACACCAGTACATGCGCGTTATCAAAGATGGTGCGTTGGTGCTGAACAGCAGCAATGTTATTTATGAAATTGCCACGCCATATACTGAAGCCGATCTGTTCCGAATTAAATTCACGCAAAGCGCCGACGTGCTTACGCTGGTTCACCCGGCATACCCGCCGAAAGAGTTGCGCCGCTACGCGCATGACAACTGGCAACTGGTTGATGTGGTAACGAAGAACGGGCCATTTGAAGATATCAATATTGACGAGTCAGTGACGGTTTATGCCAGCGCCAGCACCGGGACAATTACGTTAACGGCAAGCGCCTCTATTTTTGGCGCGGAGCAGGTAGGCAAATTGTTCTATCTGGAACAGCCTGCAGTGGATTCAGTGCCGGTATGGGAAACCAGTAAGAGTACGTCGATTGGCGATATTCGCCGTGCAGACAGTAATTACTATCGCGCCGTTACAGCAGGCAAAACAGGCACTTTGCGCCCTTCGCATACAGAAGGCACATCATGGGATGGCTGGGGCGGCTCCGGTGATGATGATACTGGCATTGAGTGGGAGTATCTGCACAGTGGTTTTGGCATTGCCCGTATCACTGCTGTAAACGGCACTACTGCAACTGCCGAGGTGATTTCCTATATCCCTTCGCAGGTCGTTGGCGAGGATAATGCCAGCTATAAATGGGCTAAATATGCCTGGAACAGTGTTAATGGTTATCCTGGCACTGTTGTTTATTATCAACAACGTCTTTACTTCGCCGCATCGACTGCGTTCCCTCAGACTATCTGGGCCAGCCGTACCGGGGATTATAAGGATTTTGGCAAAAGCAATCCTACGCAGGATGACGACAGAATTATCTACACCTATGCCGGGCGTCAGGTTAATGAGATCCGCCACCTGATTGATGTTGGTTCGCTGGTGGCGCTGACTTCCGGAGGTGAGTACGTCATCACCGGCGACCAGAACAAAGTGTTAACCCCATCATCATTTGCATTCAGCTCTCAGGGATCAAATGGCTCAAGCAACGTCCCACCAATTGCTGTGGCGAATATTGCTCTGTTCGTCCAGGAGAAAGGCAGTGTTGTCCGTGATCTGGCCTACTCATTCGATGTTGACGGCTATCAGGGGAACGACCTTACTATCCTTGCCAATCATCTTTTTCAGAAGCACAGCATTGTTGACTGGTGCTTCTCTATTGTCCCTTACTCCAGCGCCTTCTGCATTCGTGATGACGGTAAATTACTGGTGATGACCTATTTGCGTGATCAACAGGTTTTTGCATGGGCACCACAGTCCAGTACCGGAAAATATGAAAGCACATGCAGTATCAGCGAAGGCAATGAAGATGCGGTGTATTTCGTCATTAACCGAACCGTTAACGGGCAAACAGTGAGATACATCGAGCGACTGTCCAGCCGTTTATTTACCAGCGATGAAGATGCTTTCTTTGTTGATTCTGGCCTTAGCTATGATGGAAGAAATACGTCTGACAGAACGATGACCATCACTGGTGGTTCTGGTGAATGGGATTACCGTGCGGAATATACAATCAGTGTTTCTGGTGGTGCGTACTTCACCAGTAGTGATGTCGGCGCGCAACTACAGTTCCCTTATACCGGAACTGATCCTGATACTGGCGATGAAGTGTCAAAAGAATTACGTTGCGACATTATTTCTGTAACCAGCAATACCGCAGTAGTGGTTCGTGCTAACAGGAACGTCCCGCCATCCCTCAGGAATGTGGCCACCACGAACTGGCAGATGGCGCGCCGGACATTTGGCGGCTTGTCTCATCTTGAAGGCCAGACCGTAAACATCCTCTCTGATGCGAACGTGGAACCACAAAAAGTGGTTTCCGGAGGTGCCGTCACGCTGGAATCACCGGGGGCTGTTGTGCACATCGGCCTGCCAATAACTGCTGAATTCGAAACACTGGATATCAACATTAACGGACAGGAAACGCTGCTGGACAAAAAACAGGTGATCCCGTCCGTTACTCTGGTTGTGAATGCCAGTCGCGGCATCTGGGCGACTACGCCCGGCGGTAAATGGTACGAATATCCACAGCGTGAATTCGAGTTCTACGATGATCCTGTTGATGATGCTACCGGAAAAGTAGAAGTGAAGCTGGACAGTAACTGGGGCAAAAACGGGCGTGTAAAAATCCGTCAGCTTGACCCGTTGCCGCTGTCTGTTCTTGCCGTTATTCCTCGCCTTACTGTTGGGGGATTCTGATGGTCGATGTTCAAATTATTCCCGCTACCGAAGAGCATCTTCAGATGATTTTGCCGGATGTTCGTCAGGCTGATATTGACGAACTGTATGCGGTATCGCTGATGACTACCGAAGATGCGCTGCGTGTTGGTCTGCGCACTGCGACTATGGCCTGGTCAGGATTTGCGAACGGAGAACTGGTAACCATGTTTGGCGTATCTCCGGCGTCAATGATCGGTGGCAATGGTACGCCCTGGCTGGTAGGAACCAGCCGTATTGAAAAATATCAGAAGACATTTCTGCGCCACTGCCGCCCTGTATTGCAGCAGATGCTGGCAGTTTATCCGCGCCTGGAAAACTACGTCGACGAGCGAAACCATGTTGCCAAAGCATGGCTGCACTGGCTTGGATTCAGGCTTGAAGAAGCCGCGCCTTATGGTGCTCTTGGTCTTAATTTCCACAGATTTCACATGGAGAGAAAATAATGTGCGATCCGGTTATTGCTGGTGGCGCAATGCTCGCCATGAGTGGCATTCAGGCATACACCCAGTACCAACAGGGAAAGTATGCCTCGAAGGTTGCAGAAGCGAACGCAGATATAGCCACAGCTCAGGCAAATGATGCAATAAACAGAGGTAACGCTGAAGCTGAGCAACGACGCAGAGAGACCCGACAGCGGCTTGGTACACAGGCGGCGACAATGGGGGCTACCGGCGCTGATTTATCTACAGGTAACGCGCTGGATATATTTGGCGACACTGCCCAGTTTGGCGCTCTTGATTCGCTGACGACGGTGAATAACGCGCAACGCGAGGCTTACGGTTATCAGGTTCAGGCTGCCAACTATAAAGCAGAAGCCAGTTCAGCCCGTAAACAGGGGAATGTAGGAGCAGCAACAACATTGCTCACTGCGCCTCTGAAGGCATACGGTGCGTACCAGATGTTTGGTGGGACGTGGAGTCCGTTCTCTAAAGGAAGTACATCTAGTGGTGGGACGCCAATGTTATCTAACTCAGGTTTTATGAATTCTGACTCCCGATTCAAAATAGGAGGTTACTGATGCCTGTTGTTCCTACTACATCCGGACGTCAGGTGCAAAGTCGTGGTGTGCAAACCGGTGGTTTTCAGATCTTCGATGTTCCTCAAGCAGATCAGGTGCTGGCGAATGTCGCAGATCAGTATGCGGTGGCATATGGTGAAGCCAGGCAGAAAGCGAATGTTGCTATGGCCCAGGAGGCGTTACTGCAATTTAACCAATTTGCAGATGACCAGATTAACAACCCTGAAAGTGGGCTGATTTCTAAACAGGGTAAAAACGCTCTTGGTCAGAGTGACGCTGTTATGAAAAATATGCAGGAAAGGGCTCAGGCATTATTAGGCTCAATTCCTGAAAGTGAGGAAAGGAATAAATTATCCTTTCAACTCCAGCAGTCTATGCAGTCTTATTACAATCAGGCACGTCGATATGAAGTTGGGCAGTTTCAGCAATTCCAAGATCAAACGTATTTGTCAGGAAATGCATTGGCTGTCACTCAGTCTGCGGGGCTATATAGCGATAACCAAGCATTTGTCGATTTAGCCAAGCAGCGATTTGAATCTATTGATCAATACGCTGATGCGCATGGGCTTCCTGATGAGTGGCGTGTTCAGCAGAAAACTCAGCTCAAGGAACAAATGGGGCAGCAAGCATGGATAGGAAATATCGCTCAAAAATACAACGAGTTTCTTCAGGTTAATGGAGAGCCAGGGGATCTTGATGGTGTGAGTCGTGCAATATCACATGGTAATTCATTGGATGCTCGTGGTTTACGTAATAATAACCCTGGTAATATTGAAGCGAGCAAATCTAACCCGTGGGAAGGTCAGATCGGTAGCGATGGACGTTTTGCAACGTTTGCTACCCCTGAGCATGGAATCCGCGCGTTGGGTAAAAATATGTTGTCTTACCAGCGTCAAGGCTATGACACCGTTAGCGAGATTGTTAATCGCTATGCTCCGGCTAGTGATGGTAATAATACTGATGCTTATATTAGGGCATTGTGTGGTGAGCTTGGTGTTGGGGAGAATGATCAGCTTGATATCTCTAACCCAAAGACACTAGCTGCTTTATGTGCTGGGATTATTAAACACGAAAATGGCAGTATGCCTTATAGCACCGAACAGCTTGAAACTGGTATCTCGGCAGCCCTTGGTCTAACTAACCTTGATTCACCTAAGCGTTATACAGGCAATGCGGCATTTGATGCTATGAGCCCTCAAATGCAAATACAGGCATTGAGGCAGGCTAATGAGCTGAGAAATCAGTACCGCCAGCAGTATGCGGACCAGCTTAGCACCGTAGTTAAAGATGCATATTCAGCCCTTGATGAAGGATTGAAACCTGAGAAGTTACCTTCTGAGGACGATTTTATCCGGGCCAATGGTCCGCGCATTGGCGCTATGAAGTGGAAGGATATGCAGGCGCAGATACAATATGGAGGTGTCATTGGTGCCGCTAAAGACCTCACTCCAGAAGGACGACAAGACATTCTTGAACGTTTACGTCCACAGGATCCAAACGCTCCTGGATTTGCAGCTAACCAGCAACGCTGGGAGAAAATGCAGGCCAAATTTAAAGAGATGGATAGGGAGTGGGAGATTCAGCAGGGAAGAAACAGGTTCGTGTCTTCAATGCAAAATAACTTCCCGCTGGACCCGAACGACAAAAACAATCAGGCAGCGGTAGACCGTTATTTCGCGCAGGATATCGCGCCTTCGTTTTCCATATCTGATCCGCAGAGCATCAATACACTGGTCACCGTCACAACTAAAAGCGGCATGATACCAACTCAGGTTAAAACAATGCTTAACAGTGGAGCAACATCAAGAGATCCTGCGCTGGTTGTCCCGATGGCAAAATTCTACGGTCAGTTATTCGATAATAATCCGGCGGCAGCGGCAACACTTGATAAAAGTACGATGGCATTTTACGGCAAGGTTTACGATTATTCCCGCGCTGGCGTGCCGGAGGATAAGGCTGTTGATATGGCTTACAGCCAGGTGTTCCAACAGGATGACCGAATGAAACAGATGCTTTCCACTGCCATGCGAGACAAAAAATATGTCGCGGCGAGGGCAACTGCTGCACAAAATAACGCCAGCAGTCTGACTTCCTTTGGTTCGTGGTCTCCGGATATTACCGATCCAGGAAAATCAAATGCGGCCTATCAGCGAGATTACCAGACAATTTACGATGCTAACTTTGTACAGACAGGTGGCGATGCAGAACAGGCTGAGAAAATGACCAATGCCATGATCAGAACCACCTGGGGAGTTTCTACGGTTAATGGCAAAGCAGAGGTTATGAAGTATGCACCTGAGGCATTGTACGGAGTAAATAATGGTGCTGGTAACTGGATACAGGGGCAGTGGGAGCAGGAAAAACGCGAGCTTAAATCAAAATCCTTTGGCGGTCCTCGCAGTGATACGGACTTAATACTTGTTTCTGATGGCCTTACGGCAAGGGATAGGAGTTATGCTGTTATGGTTTTACAGCCTGACGCAAACGGAGCGATAGAACCGAGAAATTATATTGGAGAAAATGGTCTCCCTGTTCGTTTCAAGCCGGATCAGCTGACATCTCCAATGTACAGGCAAACCATTAAGTTCCAGCAACAGCGTGTTGATGAGGCTAGAGTGCGGAGAGAAGGCAATCCGCTGCCGCAGTTCAGCAATAAAGATGGATATACTCCTCCAGATCTGACCAAACCATTCGGTTATGGTTCAGCCAATTACCTTCCGAGCAATATATACGCAGGGGGCAAATAATGCCGATATATGAACAGGATCCTAAAGAGTTGCTTGGCGAGGATATTCAGCAAATAGCAGCACCTGATGACAGTAATTTCTATATGGAAACACCTTCTTTGCTTTCTGCTGTGAACCCATTTACCAGTGATCAACGCGTTCAAAGGTCTAGACAAGCAGCATTTCGTATAGATAACACGCTGGGTAGCTTTATTGCCAGTGCTCCTTTCAGTCAGTTTGACAGGTGGATTTGCCCCTATATTTCCAGACACCTGTTATCACTTAACCCATTACTGGCC